AGCAGTTGGATGTCATGAGCGAACTTACAGACAAGCAAGCACGACTTGCGGCGCTGATCAAGATTCGTGATTCCGGGGTGTCCGGCGTTCGGAGTGGCGATGATCGAGTTGACTATCGCAGTATGAACGAGGTGATCACCGCGATTGCGACGCTTCAGGCAGAGATCGCTGATCTCTCTGGCTCGACGCAAAGCCGCGGGCCGAAATATATCTATCAGTCGGGCAAGGGCCTCTGATCGGATGGTAGCCAAGAGGGGGACAACCGCGAGCACTGCGGCGACGGTGATCGCCTTTGATGCGGGGCGAGTGGGTCGTCGGCTTCGCTCTGTCCCGACGTCTCAGGTTGCTATTAACGCCCAGATCAGGCGCTATGGGAAGACGGTCCTTGCACGCTCGCGTTACCTTGCATCAAACAATCCGCACGCAGCCTCTGCGAAGGAGACGTTCGTTTCAGCGTTGGTCGGATGTGGCATCAAGCCTTCGTCGCTCTCCACCGATCCGGCGATCAAGAAGGAACTTGAGCTAGCCTGGTACGACTGGACGGATGAAGCTGACGCGGATTGGCTGACGGATTTCTACGGTTTACAGTCGGTCGTTGCGGCTGAAATGTTTGAGGCCGGCGAGTGCTTCATTCGCTTTCGGTCGCGCTTTCCGCAAGATGGTCTCTCAGTGCCCCTGCAGTTGCAGCTGCTACCGGCCGAGATGCTGGATATAAGCTATAACGTTATCTTGCCTAACGGCAGGCGGATCGAGTGCGGAATAGAGTTTGATGCGATCGGCCGACGCGTCGCCTATCACTTCTGGCGTCAACATCCCGATACGGACGTGATCTTCAACGCGGTGTCGGGGCTGCGAACTGTCGTTCCGGCAGATGAAGTTCTTCATCTCTACAAGCCGATGCGAGCCGGTCAGATTCGAGGAATTCCGCACACGCTAGCGTCGATCGTTACACTGGCGATCCTTGATCAGTACGAAGATGCCGAACTTGAGCGCAAGCGCATTGCAGCATTGTTCGGGGCTTTCGTTACGCGGCCTGTGCCGGAAGATCCATCGCATCCTCTAGGAGATGCGGCCCAAGTCGGCGACAAGCCGGCGCTTGCGCTTGAACCTGGGGCGACAATCGATCTCGAGCCTGGCGAGGATGTGAAGTTCGCCGAGCCCGCCGACGTCGGCGGGAACTATGAAGCCTTCCTCTATCGGCAATTGCTCAAGGCTGCTGCCGGCTTCGGTGTGCCATATGCGGCGATGACCGGCGATCTCCGGCAGACAAGTTATGGATCGATCCGCGCCGGTCTCATCGAGTTTCGCCGACGTATCGAGGCGATGCAGCACTCAGTGATGGTCTACCAGTTCTGCCGTCCGATCTGGCAGCGCTGGATTTCGGATGCTGTTCTGTCAGGTGCGGTTCAGATTAGCCCGTCGGCATTTCAATCGAAAAAGCGCGACATCGTTCGTGCAAAGTGGATGACGCCGCGGTGGGAATGGATCGATCCACTGAAGGATCTGCAGGCCGAGAAGCTGGCAGTCGACAACGGGTTCAAGTCTCGCGACGATGTCGTCGAGGCCAGCGGCTATGATCCGACCGAGAACGATAATAGAATCGCGGCGGGCCGCGATCGGGCAGAGGCGCTTGATCTGGAATTCGGAAACCCGATCCCAGCCGCCGCACCAATAGCGGCGGCGCCGAACGCTCCAAGTGCTCAGCAGCAGGAGCAGGATGATGGGGCGGAAGATCCGGTGCCTCCGCCAAACAGCGACCCTACGCAGGACTAGATCATGGACATCCTGAGAGATGGCGAGATCGTGCTTTCTGGCACGGTCGGAAGCGTCTTTTTCGAAGACGGTTTCACCTATCTAGATGTCGTCGAAGCTCTAGCGTCGATCGGCAGAAACAACGACGTCACTGTACACATCAACTCCGGCGGCGGCATCGCGACCGAAGGGATCGCAATCTACAACGCTTTCGACTCCCACAAAGGCAACGTGACGATGATCATCGAATCGATCGCCGCATCGGCGGCGTCGGTGATCGCAATGGCTGGTGACAGCATCATCATGCGCTCCGGTGCCTCGATGATGGTGCACGATCCGGCTGGATTCACGATGGGAAACTCGCAGGAACATGCCAAGAGCATGGAGATGCTGGAGACGATGGCCACCTCAATGGCGGACATCTATTCCGAAAAGACGGGAAGGCCAGCGGCAGAAATCCGGGAAGAGATGAAAGTCGAAACATGGATGACCGCAAAAGAGGCGGTCGCAAAAGGCTATGCCGACAAGATCGACAAGGCCCGCTCGAAAGAGCCGACCGCATTCGATTATCGGCTCTACCAGCATGCGCCCGAACGAATGGTCGCGCTGGCCCAATCCCGTGGATGGAAACATCCCGGAGCAACGGCGGATTCCGCCGCCAAACCCCCGTCAACCAATGGAGAGAACACCATGACGGATGCAGAGAAGGCGGCGGCCGAAAAAGCCGCTGCTGAGAAGATCGTGGCCGACAAGGCAGCCGCTGAAAAGCTTGCTGCCGAGAAGGCTGCTGCTGAAACCGCAGCTGTTGGCGACGCTGTCGCCAATGCAGTGAAGGCCGAACGTCAGCGCGCAGCCGACATCCATGCTGCATGCCAGATGGTCGGCAAGGCGGACAAGGCGACCGCATTCATCTCCGAGGGCAAGACCCTCAGTGAGGTGGTTGCTGCGCTTCAGTCCGAGCGTGCCGCCAATCCCAACACCGACGTGAATACGCGCCACGTCGCCGCGGCAAAGCCGGGCACGCTCGACAAACAGGTCGATCGGGTCAACGCGCGTTTCACCAACGGCCGCGCGGCCTCTTAACTTGGAAAGGACACAGTAAATGACCGTGTTCAACGAAGGCCGTCATACGGCTGAATTCATCTTGAGCGAGGAAGAGTTCGGGTATTCTCGCGACAACGTGACGATCCTGGGTGGCTACACCGGTGCCGGCGTGATCAAGGCCGGTACTGTGCTCGGCAAGATCACCTCCGGCGGTAAGTATACGCCCTCTCCCGCTTCTGGTGCCGACGGTTCCCAGACGGCAGTCGCGCTTCTGCTAGACAATGTCGACGTGACCGATGGTGACGTCGCCGCTGCGGTGGTGACGCGCGTATGTCAGGTCAACGGCAATCTCCTCGAATACGAGGCGACTGTCGACACCACCAACGAGAAGGCCGCCAAGGCCACTCAGCTCGCCGCCGTCGGCATCATCGTTCGCTAATTCCCAACATTTGCGCCCGTCAGGCTGACGCGGCCTAGAAGGAAATTCCACCATGCTTGATATCTTCAAGGATGACGCCTTCGGCGTCGTCTCCCTGACGGACGCGATCAACAAGATCAAGTTTGCCCCCGGCTATCTGAGCAGCCTTGGGCTGTTCAGCGAAAGCGGCGTGGCAACTACCTCCGTTGCGCTCGAGGAGGTGGACGGCGTCTTGACGCTGGTTTCGCCGACTCCGCGCGGAGGCCCCGGTATCACCCTTGACAAGGCGAAGCGTGCACTTCGCAGCGTCGTGGTGCCGCACTTCGAGATCAATGACGCCATCATGGCGGAGGAGGTCCAGGGCGTGCGTGCTTTCGGTCAGCAGGACGCTACCGAGCAAGTGGCCAGCAAGGTTGCTGAACGCCTGCAAATCGCCAACCAGTCGCTCAATGCTACGCTCGAATATGCGCGCGTTGGTGCAGTCAAGGGTGTCGTTACGTATGCCGACGCCTCGACTTTGGACCTATTCTCGCTGTTCGACGTCTCGCAAGAGACCGAGATCGATTTCGATCTCGACAATGCCTCTCCTGCGGCCGGCGCGCTTCGCAAGCAGTGCGCCGCGGCGATCCGCCTGGTGGCAGCGAATATGGGTGGCACCGCGTTCAGCGGCCTGTCGGCCATCTGCGGCGATACGTTCTTCGATCAGTTGCTGGCCCACAGCGAGGTCCGCAACACATTCCTGAACAACCCGCAAGCTGCCCAGTTGCGCACGTCATACATTTCGGCCGGCCAGACATTTGGATCGTTCGATTTCGGCGGCATCACCTGGACGAACTACCGCGGCTTCGACAATAGCGGCAGCCCGATGGTGGCGCTCACCAAGTGCCACATCTATCCGACTGGCGTTCCGAATCTGTTCCGCACC